TTTCCCTATTGATGGGAGTGAACTTCAATATGAGTCGTGGTTACGCGCTTATGTGTCGAATGCTACATCATCTCCTCTGGCTGAACATCATAAACGAGCATGGGAATGGGCAGAAGGAATTGTTGAAGGTAATCCTCCGCCTGCACTGATTGAGTGCTGGTTCCGAGGCGGCGGCAAGTCCACTACAATGGAACTTATTGCTAGTCGCATTGCCGTCAAAGCGTCAAGACGTTTTCTCCTCTACGTCTGCGCCACTCAAGATGCTGCCAACCGTCACGTACAAGACATAGCAACAACAATGGAGCGATGCGGGATTGAACGTGCTGTCAATAAATATGGATTCAGTAAGGGTTGGAACGCAAGTAAACTACGAACGTCCAATGGATTTAACGTCTTAGCCTTCGGACTTGATACCGGCGCACGCGGTGTAAAACTTGACTACCTTCGTCCTGACTTTATTATCTTTGACGACATCGATGAGTTAGATGACAGTGTCACACGCGTTGATAAAAAGATTGCAACAATCACGCAAACTATCCTTCCAGCAAAGTCTACTGATTGTGCGATTGTATTTGTTCAGAACCGTATCCACGCCAACTCTGTTATGTCCAAGGTGTTGAGTGGTGAAGTAGATATGCTTCAGCACCGTGTGCAGTCACCTATTGTTCCTGCGGTTGAAAACCTCACATATACAACAGAGGAAAAAGAAGACGGACGTATTGGCTACAAAATTACAGGTGGCACTCCGACGTGGTGCCACAAGTCAATCACGATATGCCAACGCGAGATAGACGACTATGGACTTATTTCATTCCTCCGAGAGTGTCAACACGAAGTTGGTGTAGGTGGATTGTTCTTCCCTGACTTCAAAGAGTGGGGTCCAGATGGAGAACCATGGCACGTTGTAGATGCTGTTCATGTGCAACCGTGGTGGCGTGTCTGGGCAAGCCATGACTTTGGTATTGGTGCGCCTTGTGCCTTCATTCTGTATGCCTCGGATGACAAGGAGAATATTTATGCTTTGGCAGAGATTTACGAAAAAGGTCATGTGTCAAGTTCACAGGTCCAACTGGTACTGGACCTTCTACAATCTCGTGGCATGGCAGAACCGACGAGTAAAACAAACCGACTAGGTAAGTGGCAAACCAGATTAGAGGCAATTGCCTTTGACTACGCCAACACATTCCCGCCTGAAAATTATGCGCAGCGAATTGGTGAATACCCTGTTGAGGTGTGGTGGGAGCGTGGCTTGCCTGCTGTACGTGCGGTGAAAGACCGTAAGGCTGGATGGCGACGCATCAAAGAACATTTGTGCGCAACCTATATGCACGATGGAAAACCTGTCCCAAAACTACGCATAACGCGTAACTGCCCAAACCTCATCAAAGAATTAAGCAGGACAATGGCCGACCCAAAAGACCCGGAAGAAATTGACCACGGCACAAAACATGACCACGCTATAGACTCATTTCGATACGGAATGATGTGGCGTGAATACCCCGTGGCTTGTCCTGAAATTGATGCAAGTCGAGCAAAGCGGCCGTCGTGGCTAAATGAAGATAGGAAGCGCGAATGGATATAAAATTATTTGTCTGGGCATTGTTGATATACATCGCATTTTCTTCCATGGGGATATATTCAGTTTATTGTGTCTGGACAGAATTACGCAGGTTAACTGGTCCTAAAAAACCAACTAAGTCGAAACAGGAATACATCTAATGGCGATTGGCGATATCCTCGGCGAACTGGCCCGCAAGATGCAGCCACAAGCACGAATGACGGCTCTGAAGAAACCAAACAATTCTGGTACACCGGGCAGTTTTAAAGATGGTGATTACCGACTACGGAACCCAGAAGACCTTACTCTAGACCATGGTCGTCAAGATTGGGACAAAGAACCTAACCTTGATGAAGGTGAAAAGAAGCGCATTTATATGTTTGTGCGTGATGCGTTTCAGAGCGCATATGCAGCACGGCAAGAGATGGAACTTGAATGGGCGTTGGCTACGTCATTTTTTGAAGGTCGTCAGTGGATTCGCATTGCATCTCAAACGCGTAACCTTATTCAACTGCAAAATACTGATGAGCCAAATCGATATGTCACAGTGCAAAAGATGCGTCCGCTCATTGATGGAGTTGTTGGCAAACTAACGCAGGTTTCTCCCGACGCGTACGCAATACCATTGTCGGATACGGAAACAGACCGGTTTGCATCTGACGAGGCAAACATCATCTGTAATCACTTTAACCGAAAGTTTAAACGTGAGACACAGTTGAAAGAACGTGTGCGTTGGGCTTGTGTCTGTGGCACGTCTTATCTAAAAGTCTATTGGGATGCTAAAGGTATTCAGACCGTCCCGTACTTTGACCCTATGACGGGTGAGATTGCTGGTTATGAACAGATGGAAGTTGGCGATGTCCGTGAGGAAATCTTGCCTGCTTTTGATATCTACATTGACCCTACGGCTAAACGTGATGAAGATATCCGATACATGATTCACGCAAGTGTGCGGCCTATGTCGTGGTTTGTAGATAACTATGGTGAAGCCGGGCGCAAGGTTACAGCGGATGCTTTGTCAGGTCAGAATTCATCGTATGTAGATGCATACCTTGAAGGTGGCAATGGAAGTGGCAACGGCTGGGTGCCAGCCAGTAGCGCAAGACTTGGTCAAGCCGAGAGCCGTAAACACGCAGCGGTTCTGTATGAATACTGGGAAAAACCAAATGCCCAATATCCAGAAGGCAGATACATAGTCAGCACTAACTCTGCATTGTTGTACGCCGGTGATTGGCCATACGAAAAGAAGGATACATTCCCATTCATTCCTATCCGTTGGCAGCCAAGGTCGGGAACCACGTATGGATACTCACTTGGATTTGACCTGTGCCCATTGCAATTAACTTATAACCGTATCTACAGTCGAATGGTAGAGCAGTTTGAAGGTCAAAAAGACTATGTGATGATTCAAAAGTTGAGTGGCATTGGAGCAGATGCATTCAACAATATGAGTGATTCGGTTGATGAAGCCGACCGTATATATCGAAAGATTTACTACAACCAAGCAACGCAACCGCCAGTTATTCAAAGGGCACCGGGTATTGGTCAGGAACTATTCCCGATGCTACAGATGCTTGAAAAAGACATGATGGACATTGCTGGATTGCATGACGTGTCTCAAGGTATGGCTCAAGCAGGAACGCCTGCCGAGTCAGTACGTTTGCTGCAACGCGCAGATAACACCCAGCACTCTTTTATTCGAGCCGACATGGAAATCAGCAATGCTCATATCAAAGAGTGGGAAGTTGCGTTGGTGGCGCAGTTTGGCGTTGCTCCGTTTATTGGTCAGATGGAAGAGAAACAGTCGCCTGCTGATGAGTTGCGGACCGGATTGATTACGTTTGACCATATCCGTCAAGGCGGTCAGTATCGTATTGAGTATGTTCCGGGTTCTGCGCAAGAAGATTCACCAGACCAGAAGTTGCAGAAACTTATGGCGTTTAGGCAGATGGGATTGTTTGGTGACCCAGCAGACCCAGAAACCAATATGCTTGTTGTAAGGATGCTGAAACTACCAGAGACCTCGTTGATTATGGAACACCTTGCGTCACAGAATCAAAAGGTCCAAGAGATGCAGCAGTTTGCTATGGAGCAACAGCAGGCACAAAACCAACCACCGGCATCAACGTTCGACCCAGAAGCCGAACAGATAAAGGCACAACTTGACATCGAGAAGATAAAGGCCCAACAGGGAGCAAAGATGGAAGCCGATATCGTCAAGATGCGAGAACGCAGTCGTCTCCTACAAGAGAACGACGCATCCAAGTCTATGGTGAAACTATCTGAAGAAACTCTTCGACAGAATATTTTGCCATCAGACCAGCCAAATAGTGGCAAAAGAAGATAGTAGGGAGCAATAATCAAAATGTCAGAAGAGATGGCGATACAAACACCGGCCTCGCCGAACGGTGCTTTGGACACAGCGGGCACTTCCAGTGCAATTATGGACATGGTCCGGGATGTCGTCGAACCCGGAGCAGGTGGACAAGACGTTAATCAAAGTCCCGTCTCCGAGTCGTATGACGTATATGACTTATTGGGAGTTGAAAAAACTTCCGTCACCGACCAAGGTGAACCCGGCCCTGTACCTTATGACAGGTTCAAAGAAGTCAATCAAAAAGCAAATGATGCAAGCAGTAGGTTAAATCGTTGGAACGATGTAATCTCCGAGTTTGAATCAAATGGTTATAATTCAGCACAAGACCTCCAAGCAGCGATGCGGCAGCGAGAAGTGCAGTCTCAAGAAGATGCGATTGTAAGTCGTTATCGAGACCTTGAAGCAAATGACCTGATTGACCCTACGACCAGTCAGTTGCAGTTGCAAGCGGAGTTGGAAAGATTCCGATACCAGCAAGCAATGCAACAAGTGTCTCAGTACATGGTTGGTCAACAGAAGCAAAATGCTTTTACCCAGTATCCGCTGGCGCGTAAGAACGAAGCCTTTGTGGACCAACTCATTCAGCGAGGCATGGATGCACAGGAAGCCGCTTCTCTTGTTCATACGCAAGTTGAGCAACTCACAAAATCGTTGGCTCCTGAACTTCTTGCTAGGCTTCAATCTGGTCGTACTGCTCCTACACCAAGTGGAACCGCACAAACAGTTAATCAACCAACGGCTCCAACAAACAATCGGGCTACTGGAAACGGTGGTCGTTCTGCCCTAAGCCAACTGCTTGGGATTACTCGTAGTCGTAACAATATCTAAGGTGAAAAACAATGGCAATTGATTTCAATGGTGCGCTTACACTGGCGGACCACGCCGCTCTAAGCAATGACCCGCTCGTCAAAGAGATTACAAAATCTCTTCATCAGACTTGGAATGCCCTTAAGGACATCCCACTCTTTACCAGCCCTTCGCTCAAGCAGGTTGGTATGCGCTACCTCAACCAAGGTATTCCTGCTCCTAACTGGACCGGTGTAAACTCCGAGCCTGTAGCAGTTAAGGGAAAACCAAAGTCTTATGAAGAGTCGCTGTATCTTGTTCGTAACAAGATTCTGGTTGACCACGTTCTGCTTGACCAGCCTACGAACATCATTGACCCAATTGAAGCACAGGTACAAATCTTCCTCGAAGGTTTTGCGTATGACTTTAATGACAAGTTTATTAACAATGACCCGTCTTCGGTGTCCGCAGGCAACACCGCAGACTGTTTCCCGGGTCTTTCTTATCGCATGAACAACCCAAGTGACTACGACATTCCTACTGAAATGGACTTGGCACTTACTGGTGGTTCGGCTGACCTTTACACCAACACTTCTACAACAGGCAACAACTTCATCTTCAAGTTGCAGGAAATGCTTGACAACATGAACGCGCCAGATGGCGACGGTGTCGTCTTGTACATGAACGAAGCAACTAAGCGTCGTATCGAACTCAATATCCGCGTTATGGGTATTGGTGCTGGTTTTGATATGACACAGGACAACTATCAACGTCCTGTTGAGAAGTACAAGAATGCAACCGTGCGTACCGTTGGACGTAAGTCTGATGGCGTAACCCATATCATTCCCGACACGCTCAACAACGGTGTTGCTGGTGACGCTGGTAAGTGTTCACACATCTATGCTGTCCGTTACGGCACGGGTTATGTACAGGGTTGGCAGAGCGGTCCATTCAAGCCACAGTATCTTGGCCTGTCCAAGGAAAATGGCATTATGCACAACGTCGTATTCGACTGGGGTGTAGGACTTTGGGTTCCACACGTCCGTGCAATCGGCCGCATGAAGGTTCGCGTCTCCGCATAATAAGAAAGGAGAGCAACAATGGCTCGAGATAGTAAACAAGTTTTTAAGTTTGCCCAGCAAACATTTGCTGCGGCTAACCTCCTCACGGTCAATAACTACGCAATGGGTACAACACTGTCCACTGGCGCAGCGTTTATCCAAACTACTCTTGGTACTGCAAGTCATTATTATCAAGGCGTATCCAACACAATCAACCGTGGTGGATTCCGTGATACTAATGCCGACCAGAGCATTATTGTCAGTGGTGAAACATCAGCAATTGCAAACGACCCTGCACTTTTTGGTAATACCAATGGTGCAGAGCGTTATGTACACGCTGTCATCCAGACCTACGGTGTAATGTCTACAAGTAACTTTGAGTTACTGCTGCAAGGTGCTAGTGATACTGGCGTTGGTGCAGCAGGTACAGACTGGACTCAGATTAGCGGTTCTGTGGGATGTGTTTCACAGGTTGCTAATACCGTTCTTTCTACATCAACCATGACTGCTGGAACACTTACGAGTGTTGCTGCTCACGGCTTGAGTGTTGGTGATGTAATTCTTGCAACAACAGCAGGAACAGGCTTTGCTGCATACCAGCCTCTGATTGTAGTAGCAGTAACGGCACTAACGGCTGACCTGTCACTCGTTGCTGGTGGTGTAAAGAATACAGCACTTAGTGGTTCAAGTATTACTTACTTGCGTCCTACAGTCCGTCGTGTTGTAAGTGTGCCAATTGGCCCAAGTGTAAAACCTTGGGTACGTGTAATGGTTCGCGCTACAGCAGCACCGGGTGGACAGGTTCCTCTCAATACTGGAGTCTTTGTTGACCAAGTCTTCTTGACTATGGGTCGTGACACTGCCGCAGTAGGTTAGTCGATTAATGTGAGGGGAGGTGGAAACATCTCCCCTTATGGAGAAATGAATGGCAAGAGATTACGAACTCCGGCTGTCGTTTAGTGATGTTACAGCAGCGACTAACATCTCGGCAGTTGTGAATGACTTGAGTGCTACCAACCGAACTGGCCTTGTTACTTTGACAAGTACTGCAAACCAGTGGGCTGTTGGTTTTTCAGATGCACTAAACTTTACTCACTTCCGCAACCAGATTGCTGACACCACTAACTTGGTTAGTGGAACAGTAACGAGTGCGATTGTAAACGACCCTGCGCTAAACAACAGTACGTCGCAAGCCAACTATTACCTGCGTGCGTCTGTGTCGCCCGTAGGTTTTGTAGGTCCAGAACCCTGTCAGTTTATTGTTCAGGGCGCACAGGACGTAGGAACAGGAGCCGCACCAGCACAAACTGCATCCTCGTCATGGTCGCAGATTTCAGGTGTATCAACCTGTCCTGCAACTTGTACAGCGCAGTCTGTTGGGTATTCGCTTGCGTCTCCAACTCTTTTGACAGTTACAGCAGGTGCCGCACCACCTACTGGAACAATAGTAATGTTTACGGGACTTGGTGGCGGTGCAGGCCCAGCACTTCGTGTGCCGTACGTTGCTATACAGATAAGTGCAACGACTTATCAGTTAAGTAGCGTACTGGGTAGTAATACTGCTGTAAACGCAGGTACTGCTGGTACAGCAGCAACAACACTTGTGGGTACTAATGCATCAAGTCTTACAGCCGTAAGTGTTAATGATGCCGCAGACCGGATTGCATTTGCTGAACCGGTTTTTGTTGGTGACACTATTATGGTTGGCAATGCAGGGTCTATTACTGGAGTGTCGACTGGTGTTGTTTATTACGTGACATCAGTTACAACTGATGGTGCTACCATTGCTACAACAAGTGGTGGAACAACAGTAGCAATTGGTGGAACCGCAGCAGGTGCGTTCTGGGGCAAGATTAACTTCAGTAACTTGAATGCAGTGTTCTCTGCATCGGGTACTGGAACAACAATTACAACGAGTGCCCCACACGCACTGAGTGTTGGACAGGTTGTTGTGCCTAGTGCAGCAGCAGCCCTTGGTGGACTTACTAACGGTGTTGCTTACTATGTCATTGCAACGCCAACGCCAACAACCTTGCAGGTTGCTACAACCATCAATGGAACGGCTGTTGCCATCACAGCAGCAACTAACCCATTGTTTGTAGGTCGTCCACCAAAGATTGCCAATGCGCCTGTTGTTGCTACAACTCGTCCATGGGTAAGAATGGGCGTACAGCAGTTGAACGGTGCAGCAGCACAAGATGGTTACATCGTTGTGTATGGCGCAGAGTTCTCGATGGGTAAAGACAGTTCGGCGGTATCGTAATGACAAGAGCGCAACTCAAGCAACGTATACGGGTCCTTGGCGGACATCTCTTCAATGGGATGGCCGACCAAGACCCGTTTGGCTTGGACTTGCTCTTAATTGAAATGGCTAACCAGATAGCACGGTCTACCGACTGTCTGGTTGGCAGACGATACTTAGACACTGTTGCTAATCAAGACGAGTACTGTGCCCCGGACATCTATAAGATACGGGGCATTTACTTCTTAGAGGGCAGTGACTATAACCGAGTAAGACAAGTCAACTGGTCCGCACGAATCTTTGATAGCCAGCGAAACAATACAACAGCATCAGTCCCAGACATTGTGGCTGTATATGGCATGAATCGCATACGATTTAAACCTGCACCCGATTCTGTAATCACAAGTGGAGTCATGCTGGAAGGGTTTATGCAGCCGGGCGATATCTGGCAGTACAACTCATCTGGCACTATAGACACATCCGTAGCAGCAGAAGACCATGAGTGCCCGTTACCTAACGTAGCGCATGACTGTCTTGTGTATGCGGTTCTTATGACTCGCTCTGTGCAGATGCGAGACCAAGCAGGCATACAACTCTATTCAGCGGAATACCAACGCAGGTTGGGCGATGTGGAGGCCTACGCGGCCATGTATCACACAAGGGCAGTGTAATGGCAACTCTAGTAAACCTGCGTAACGACACTCTTATACTTCTGAATGAAATCGGTACGGTTACTACAAACGTAATTGGCTCACTACCTACTAGTACGGGTGGGTCAGAGATTGTAACTACCGAGACCACTATAGACCAGTACATCAATGAAGCAGCGGCTGAGATGGCTAGGTCATGCGTTTACATTCCTGTGTCCGGGACTAAATCAGCACACACGGGTTCAGTAGTTGACTTGTCTGGCTTAACAACAAATACAACTATCTGGTTCCCAATGAGTGTGTCGGTAGGCTCTTCATTCTTGCAACACACATCGGATACAAGACTCCGTGCATGGCAGCCAAACTTTGAAACATTTACCGGTACGTTTACATTGCCAAATGGTGGGTCTACTACATCACCTACATATTGGTATAAACGGCAACAACAAACAATTGGCATATTCCCATCAGTTGTTACGTCTTCTACAATAACCGTTTACGGTGCTGGGTTACCACCAACAATTACTACCGCTGTCAATGCTGTATTTGCTCCAGACGACATACTTCGTAACGCATTACCTGTGTACGCAGCATTCAAACTGGCCATGAAAAATATTGATGACCCATCGTTAGCCGCACGAGTACAACTCTGGCAACAATGGTGGTTCGACACTAAGCAGTCACTTTGGAATCAGTTAGATTCATCGCTTAAAATGGATGGAAGTCCATATCAAACGCCTCCGGTTGCACCCCCGGCGGTGAAGTAGAGGTGAATATGCAGATTAATCCAGACTGGTTCTCAGCCGGTATACAGATATTAGTTACGCTTACAAGCATTGCCGCAGGATACACAGCCTTAATCGTCAGGCTTGTAAAGATAGAAACATCGTTAGTCAACATACTTGATAGCCTCATATCGCAGGGTAGTGAAGTCAGACGCATAGAAGAGCGGCTAGGGAAACTTGAAAGCCGTGTAGCCAAGATTGAAGGAAGCCTAGAACGATGAATACGATTAGCATTAAAAGACTCGCAGTGGTTGTGCTTGTAGCCTTTATCGCCGCTTTTAGTTCTGTGTTCGGCGATGGCGTACGCACCGCTGAAGCCAAAGATATCTCTGAACTCGGCGCAGTGCTTGCACTCTACGGCTCGAAGGCGGTAGCGGCGGGTGTCTCCGCTGCGGTGTCTAGTGTGCTGGCGTTCTTGACGATGCCTTTCAAGGGTGCAAGTGCGAACAGCTTAAAGGTGGGCAAATGAACCTGCAAAACTACAGGCTGGAGCCTAACCCTAACGTCCCCGGTGACTGGATTGTCTTTGGTGACATCTACGATAATAACGGCAACCTTATCGGTACGTTTGGTGAGAATGGCACAAGTGTATTTGCTTGGTGGGTTACGCAGGATGTACAGTTTCAGCAGAACTACAGTCAGCAATTTTCGGTGATTATGGCTCAAGAAATTGCAAATGGAGACGCTGAGTAATGGCCATTTATTATGTAAG